TATGTCTACACGTGTGGACGAATTGGAGGAAGAGATAAAGGCGCTAAAACGTGGAAGAACAAATAAAGCGGATA